ATATCCAGCAGCACGAATTTCAGCAACAGTAATGTCTTTTTGTCTATCAAGATCAGCTTGTTCAGCTTTAAATTGAAGATCCATTTGTTTTTGTTTTTCCATGGATGCCATTTGATCTTGTTGCATTTTTTGCTGATGCTGTTGTTCAGATTGCTTAGCCTGAATTGTTTTTTCTTCAGCAGCTTTAAGAACATTTGTAAGTTCAGCAATAGATTCAGATTTAATTACATTACCAAGATCATAAATAGAAGCACCTGTTGTATTATTTTGAATAGCTAATTGTTTAAGCTGTTCCATAATAGAACGAGTGTTTGTTTTTGTAGTACAATAAACATTTAAATCTCTTAACAATAAATCAGTACCATGAATGTTAAAATTTACTTTTTCATCTTTGGTAGTCATATATTGTAAACGTAAACTTGGTTTTTTAGAATGATAATATTGTGCAAGATCTGTACGCATTTGATGTACACGTGGCATTAAATTATCACTATGTTGTGTAAAGTATTGTTCAGTTTGAGCATAGCTAGCATTCATTGCTTGCTCTACACCTGTAGCAGTTTGTTGTTGAGCAATTTGCTGACCCATACGCTGCTGATTCAAACCAATCACTTCAAAAGCTTGTTGTTTAAAATAATTAGCAAGTTGTATCCTAGACATCAAACGTTGTGTTTGCTCTAGATTTAACACTTGATAATGTTGAAATGATAATGGATTTTCTGTATTTGTAATAGTGGTATCAAGAGGTAACATTTGGAAGTTCTTCATTGCTACATAAGCTTTTGCCAAATTATTCTTACCCCAGTCTTCTCCAAGAGAGTGACGAGGAAGAGCATTCTGGTCAAGCATAATCACTGTACCAAGTTCATCTACAAGAATATCAGCTATTTGATTATTTACAATATTGTACCCAATTTGGTAAGGCTTCATTAAGTCCACAAGACTTATTGATCGTGTATTGCGATCACCAAACACCGCACCTTCTACAGGAAGTTTGCATCCATAAAGAGTTTGATCACCTTTAAATTGAAAAGGCACTCTACCTGGTTTTCCACCATTCATTCCAATATAGATGGGATTAATACCACCCATGTTATTCATACCCCAAAATGCAGGACGATTAGGACCAATTTTAACTCCACCCCATGTTTCATTAATCCAAATCCAATCTATATGATCACCAAATATTAAATTTTCTTTTGATTTTTGTTTATAAATTGTAGTGTTATATATGGGTTTATCTACAACCTTAAAATCTTCAGAAACAATTTCTTGTATAATTTCACCTTCTTCAGTAATTCTAGTGAGGTGCCCCACCTTACGTTGTGATTTCCAATATATTGTAGAAACCCTAAGAAGATAGTTTTGACCAAAATCAGCAAAATCTTCTGAATCAGAAAGTATCATATGTATGATATCTCCTTGACCAAAGAATTTACTATCATACAATGACATAAATTGTCTATACCCAAGACTAGGCATTTTAACATTCCAGTCATGAGATTTTGTTGCATCATAAAAAGATCCATCATTTTGTTGACCAGGAATCATATAACCAGCAGAACGAATTGGATAGATGGCTTCAAGAGCTTCCATTTGATCCTGTGTCATCATCCAACCATACTTATCAATTACATCAGCTACAGTGAGAAGATCAATTCTTCCTACCCAGTTACCTTGTGATATGTATCTTGCATCTGGAGACTTATGATAAAAAGTTAGAAGAGGATTCCAAAGTTCAAGTTCGTAATCATCTTCCATCATATGAAAATGCCAAAACTCTCTATCTGTAATAAGCATGTCTCTAAATCCACGCTCTTCAAGTTCTTGCATTTTAAATCTTTCCTCATCATTAGCCATTTGATGAGATGCCCATTGTTCAACTAATGATTTATAATCTTTTCTAAAAAACTGTTCTATTTCAGGAAGTTTTTTAATTGCTTCAGTATCAAGCTGTTGATTCTTTTCTTCTTCAGATAATTCAACACCTTCTTCAAGTTTTTTAGATATTACAATTCTTTTAGCATCTTCTAAAAGAACGTCTTCAATCATTTGTCTTTTAGCCTCTAACATTTCATTATACGAAATGTCATCAACAGCTTTAAACATTATACGTGAACTGCGCTTTGAAAACTCATTACAAAGCACATTTACAACACTAGGAATAATAGGATAGAATTTAAGTTCAAATGCTGATACATCTTCTTTTGTAAGAGTGTCAATAAGATCAGCCATTTCGTTATCTTCCTCAACAATGTAATCTGTTTTATCTATAATACCTCTTGCAAGCTTGTAGTTTTTCATTAGACGTCTAGCATTACGTCTAAGTTGTTTTAACCCTTGCCATTCTAACCAATCTAAATTCCAAGCTCTCCACGCATCATCTTTTTCTTTTTCTGAAAGAAACTGTATAGGTTGAGTGAGTGTACCCATTTTGGTGTATTCACTCTTTTTCCCACTTTTTAGGTCTAATGCGTTATAAACTTGCATTTATATTAATTTATAGTATCAAGAAAAAAATAATACAGAATTTTTATTTATTGGATATGTATAGGTGCTTGTCCAATAGTTTATAATTCTGTTTTCAAATTTAGAAGATTCTGTAGAATCTAAAAGAACAAGAGCTTCTTTTAATGTAATTGCATTTTGTTTAATAAGTTTTTCTAAAATTTCTATTTTCATTATCTTATGTTTTTAAAAGCATTACGTTTTGGTAAACTCATAGAGTTTAAACCTCCATGTTGTTTACCTATATGTCTAAACGCTCCCCAATTTAATTTACTAAATTTCTGTGAATTTTCCAACTTTTCTTTTGTCTCTATTCGTTTAGCATATCCTCTATTAGAATGTTGTATTTTTGCAAAAGCAACTAATGCGCAAAATGCCACAAGTCTATCCACGTTTAATCCTTCTCTATATGCTTGCATTTCTTTAAGAAGCATAGGATCAGGAATACGTTCTACACCATATATTGTTTTTACAATTGTACCATCAGCAAGTGTTTCATAATCTAATTCTTCTTGTAAGAACTCAATACCATACGAAAGTATATTTCCTTTAAATAGTGTACCAACATTTTTCCATCCATATTGTTGAAACACATTTTGGTTAGCTTTTAAATCTCTAAGAAACGACACCATATCTTTTGGTACAAGATATCGCTGTTTCTTTTTAGAAATCATATACTGTATAAACAAAGCTACGTTATTCTCTACTAATGTCCAAGCATTATACCACTCAATCATCATTTCCAAACGCTCATGTGTTTTATTAATATCATCAAATCTACCACACCAGCTTGCAACTATTTTATCGCGTTCTATAACATTTTTAACTTTACCATCTCCATCGTCTGTTATAACTTCAACTGCATTTTTTAAAATGTATATTGCACAAAGAGAATCAGATGTGGTTGTTTTACCTTCACCTACAGGATCTATAGAAGCATAATACATACCAAATGTAGGATCTTTACAAGGACGTTCATATACACAAATAACACCTTCTTTGTTATCAGTTTTCTTAGAAATAGGAAACTCAGATATTGGAATTTTATTTGAGTTATTTGCAATTATTTTACCTTCAGCATTTTTAGATAGGTCTAAATATTCTACAGAATATTCTTTATCATTAATACGTTGTAATTGTTTTGCTACAAGATGAGGAGGAAAGACACTTACTTTTCTAGAAGCAAAAGCTTCCTCTATATTACGAGGATGCTGAGAAACTGTAAGTTGATATGCTTCTGGTGTAAGTTTTTTCTTTGCTTTTTCAAATTCTTCTTGCAATGCTTGTAATGCTTCTTCTACTCTAGAATTACCATAATTATCTATATATGGAGGCATGCTCCATTGTTCAGGAATAAAAAGTCCTGTTAATGCTATTGTACCATCGCTATCTAATAAATTACTTTCAACACCATAAAAGCCATTCTCATCAGGATTGAGAATATATTCTTTCATGGGTTCACACTGATCAAGGTCACCCACTGATCCAGCTGCAATAAATTGTCCTGTAATAATATGACCTGATTTAAGAGCTGGTTTCATAAACCCATAAGTATCATCCATCTTAGGAGCAATACCAGCTTCCTCATGAAAGAAATAAGTTACAGGTCCACCCACACCATGTGTAGGATCTTTCTCAAATGAATAAAGATTAATAGTGGATTTATTACCCTTGTAAGTGTCTCTACCATTAATCCTCACTTTAATTTGTTGTTGCCATGCTCCAACCTTTTCAGGTTCTGATGGTCTATACCATGCTGTGTGTTCATTAAGAAAGTTCTTATACTCATTTAAAAACTTCCATGAACCTTTTTCATTTATGTAGTCTTTTAAACTAGCACCTATCTTTAACACAGCACCTTCTTCAAACCAGTATTGGTTTATAAGTTTAGCCATGTGAAAATATGAACTAGCAATCTGACGTTTCTTTAAAATAATAGCATGTTTCCAATGAAGTTCAGCTAATATTTCGTAGAGTGCCATGTGGTATTGCGCATCACGTACCTTTGCAAAATCGAAGCGCTTTTCCTCCTTATCATAGATAGGAAGAAAATTAAGCCACATATAATAATCACGAGTGATATACCAAGTATCACTTTTAGAGCGTACAATAATACCATTACGACATTTGACTTTCTGGTCATCCCAATAAATTATAAAATCTTTTGTTTTTACAGGAGCATTGCAATAGTATTTTTGTTTTTGAAACTTACGTGCTTCTGCATTAAATATTAAACTATCTTCATTAAAATTGTATTTACCTGGTTCCTTAAATAATGGAACAAGAAAATCTCTAAACTCTTCACGTGTGTTAAATATCGTGGTAGTCCATACACCATTATCATAAGTGGGAACTTCTTTGTAAATATTATCCATTTACTATTTTTTCTATTTCTTCTGGAGATCCTTTTGTTTTATATAAAAGATCTTTTAGATCTGAGATATTTTTACTTTTAATACATCTATTACAATCTAACTTATCCCAATACTTCATATAATCATCTCTGTGAATTGCTGTCCAAATTTCAGTGAAAGGATTATAATGAAATATCCAATTGTACATGAATGCATTACCTACATAATTTGGTTCATAATCTTGATAAGTTTCTTGTGCCATATAATTAAAATTTAGAGGTGGATACAAGATTCGAACTTGTGCATCAAGCTTTTGCAGAGCCTTGCCTTACCAACTTGGCTAATCCACCATGCTGTAGGGGTAGGAGTCGAACCTACATTTATGTCGCAATTATTTACCAAATTAGCGACATAAACCATCGAGACAAGATGGCGTGTTTGCCAATTTCACCACCCTACAATATTGCAACTTATTCTCTCGTCAGTAGGGAAGTTGCCAAACCCATCTAGCTTACGATCTAGCTCTCGTGGGGCGCTGTTCTTATGGGTAGCGTGAGAGGAACTACGACCCCGTGTACTTAGGGGACATTTATTTTAAAAAATTAAGCCATTCTCTTTTGGCTTTTTTAGAATAAGAAATTAAATTAATTTTATTCAATAATAGATTCATGCTTGGTTGATTATAAGCTCTTCTTAACACTCTTGCAATTTCATCACTATTGGTTGGATTTGCTTTATACAATGTATTTACCCAAGGTATTTCTTTACTAGAAATAACAGGTATTCCTTGACTAATAAAGTCAGCAGCAACAATGTTAAATGTTTCAGAAAAAGAAACTTGCATTCCAATATCCATTGTTGAACAAAGATTTAAGAACTCTTCTCTTTCAGCCCATTCTTGCTCAATTAACATGTGACCTTTATGAGCTTGATTTTGAAAAAATGCTTTTAGATTATTATAAACATATAAACC